TATGAACACAGTTCTGGAGATATGTCTTTATCTAAGTACATGCTTCCATATCTTGCTATGGGGTCTGGATCAGAGTATGCATATGGGGTTTTATATGCAACAGATAAGCAAAAAAATGCAAGGAATAGAGTAATACAAGCAGTAAATGCTGCTATTAAATTTAACCCATCATGCATGGGTCCAGTTGACATTGTCAGTCTTTAGGAGTATACTTTTAATATGAGCGAAGAATTTGAAGAGATCTTAAAGGACATTCAAAATATAGAATCAGATTTTGACGAGTTTGAAATCTGGCTTGAAAACGGTATTGAAAGAGGATGGGTAACAGAACCATTCTGCAATACACATGAAGGTGATCCATACATGAATGAAGAAGAACAAAAAGAATGGGAAGAGGGCGGAGACCCTTGCCAAGTAGTTTTAAAAATCAAACAATAAACAACAACAAGGAGAACAAAATGAAGAAAGTACTACTCGCATTACTATCTATTACACTTGCATTTACAGCAATGCAGCCATCACAGGCACAAGATCAGAAGGTTTTGGCAATTCTTGACACAGCCATTAACTCTAAGAACTTTCCATCAATTATTCACGAGGTTTGCTTTACAACAGTGAAGAATATGGCTTGCCCTAACGGAGAACTGTTTATGGAAGGTCTAGGAGCAGCGTCTGCACCATGGCCAACTACTGGTCAAACTTGGTTAAACAATGGGACTTATCACGGTGATCAAATGGTTAAGGCTGCATTGGCAACTAATCCAAACATTAAGATTGTTTTTATTAGAATTCATAACATTACATCATTAGGAAACTCATCAACGCTAAGTAATGGAGAGATTATTCTTATGGGGCTAGACTGGGTAAGTAAGAATGCATCTAAGTATAGTATTGACGCAGTTTCAGTTAGTCAGTCTGGGATTCACACAGATCTAAAAACAAAGGCTAAGTCTGCTCATCCTGGTTGCACAGTTCCGTCAATTCTAAATCCATTTACAAATCAGGTATCGCAATTAAACATGATCAATGTTCCTACATTTGTCGCAACTGGAAATGATAAGCAAAATTTTGTTGGATTCCCAGCATGTGTTCCAGGAGTAATTGGCGTTGGTGCGCTAGGAAATGAAACACAACTTGAGGGTGTTACCAACACAGGTCCTGGACTTGACATGGTCGCTCCTGGCAAGGTACGCATTACAAAGTATAATGGATCAGAACTAGATACTGCTGGAAGTTCTGTAGCAACCGTAGTGTCAGCAGCATCATATGTAAACCGAAACACCTTTAAAACATTTGGAGAGTATCTAACATCTCTTCCAAAGATTTTAGTTGGTACAGCATTATATATTCGTAACTAAATAATAGTCCTAGGCATGACTTAAAACTGCCCCTAATGCCCTATAACTCAGATGGTAGAGTGCCGAACTGTTAATTCGGATGTCCCTGGATCGAGGCCAGGTGGGGCAGCGTGATATAATAGAAAGACATGTCAACAAGGAGGCATATCATGGCAGCAAAAGGAAGTCTAGAAGCAATCATTGAGGTTGCAAAGAAGGAAGTGGGCACAATTGAAGGCCCAAAGGATAATGAAACAAAATACGGTGCATGGATTAAGGTTAACTTTCAGCCATGGTGCCAGTCATTTGTTTCTTGGTGTGCATTTACATCAGGCGTAAAGTCATTCCCAAAGTCTGCATCAACAGTAGCAGCAGCAGACTGGTTTAAGAAGGCTGAGCGTTGGTCAGATGCTCGTAATGATGATCCACAAGCAGGAGACTGGATCTATTTTGATTTCCCAGATGATGGTGTAAATCGTATTTCACATGTTGGTATTTGTATTAAGAATAACGGAGATGGAACAATCCAAGTTATTGAAGGAAATACTTCAGGAACTGCAAAGGGAGACCAGCGCAATGGAGGAATGTGTGTCGAGAAGACTCGTGCATATGTAAAGAACAATAAGAAGAAGTTAGTTAATGCTGTAGTTGGTTGGGGCCGTCCAGTTTATACTGGTGAAGAAAATGCTCCACTACTAAATAAGATTGTTGCATCTGCAACTACCGCAGCACCAGTCAAGAAAGCAGCACCAAAAGAAATTAAGCCAACAGCAAAGAAGTCTTCTGGTGGCGGAGGAAAGGGTCCTGTGGCCCTATAATGGAATCAAACAAAAGAAGCACATACAAGTCTCTGACTTGGCCAGCAGTTCATATTGGATTTGTAGGAACGCTGGTTTATTTTTTTGAAAAGGCTATTACAGGTGAAGCACATTGGGAGTATGCTGGTACATTTGCAATCGTATATACAGCATGCGAAATGATTGGATATTTTTTACATGAAAGAGCATGGAATAAATTTGGAAAGGGTATCAAGTAATGCGTATTAAAATAATTAGATCAGTAGTAAAATTACTTGGATATGAGTGGGGTGGAGATAATCTCAATGCACCAGTCTGGACAGTAAAAGCAAAAAAGAAGAAGTAACCTATGGCACTGTACGAATATGACTGCATGCCATGTGCACAAAGATTTACTAAAGAAAGATCTATTAAGGATGAAGATCCTGGTTATAAATGTGAAACTTGCAATTCCCCTTTAGTTCGTGTATACTCTAATATAGGAGCAGTATTCAACGGTAGTGGATTTTATTCCACCGATAACAGAAAGCAGTAGTATAATGTTTACAATGATTAAAGATGAAGTAAAGCAAGAGTGGCAATTGTCTCCAAAAGATCGCTGTGATAGATGCAATGCAGAGGCTTTGGTTAAGGTTACTGGCATTACTGGAGAACTTATGTTCTGTGGTCACCACTACAATAAAATCATGGCTATTCCAGATGGCTACAATAGCATGATGTCATTTATGATCAGTGTTATTGATGAGCGAGAAAAACTAGCCTAGTAATGAAGATTCACTATATGCTGAGAGATCAGCATAAAGATGTTCAGCAATTAAAGGATCTTTCTAGTAGGCTAGAAGATTCTGGATATGAATCAGTGCTACTAACCTTTCATTCACAACAGCCAGATTATTTTATAAAATCTGCTGCTTGCATTGTGCCTGGGCATAAACTAAAGTATATGATTGCTTTAAGACCATACCATGTAAGTGCTCAGTATGCTGGAATGATGACTATAGGATATGACCAAATAGATAGCAACAGACTCGTATTTAATTGGGTTGCTGGGGATTTTCATACCAGAGAAGACGAACCAGATTTGGAGTTTGATATCTTTGGAGAGTCAGAGTCTATAGATAGTATTCAAAAAAGAACTACATACTTGAGAAATTTTGTGAACATGTATAAAATGTACTGCCCAACAAAGATAAGACCACCAATGGTCTTTAGTGGTTTTTCTGATTACGCTCTAGAAACTGTTAAAATGTTTAATGGTACATCTTTGTGTATGCTAGATACCTACAGAGAAAATCCAGAAAAGTTTGACGGTATTAAAAACCGAATGGTTAGTGCTAACGTAACTATCCTAGAATCAGATGAAGAGATTAAAGAGTATAAAGAAAAGACTTCTGTCTTTAACCCTAGGTTCTTGGGCTGGTCAATAATTGGAAACTACGAAACAGTCAAACAGCAAATAATTAATCTCAAAGATGAGGGAATAACTGACCTTTTGTTGTTCACCAATACAACTAACTTGGATGATGAATGGAACCAGAACAACGAGATGATGGTTCATAAACTTGTTAAAGAAATAAATATTGAGGCTGCACAAAATGATAATTAAAGGAAAAGAATATGATTCAGTTTTGTTTGTTCACATACCAAAAACTGCAGGTTCTTCAATTTCTAAAATATTAAATGAAAATAATTTAGATAACTGGAAGAGAGAATGGCCAAGGCATCATGACCCATACTCATATTTAAAAGAGGCAAATTTGATAGATGAAAAAGTATTTTCTTTTGCTGTTGTAAGAAACCCATACACAAGAACCTACAGTTGCTACAAGCAGTACAACAAAACTAATCAAACAGACATATCTTTTGCACAATATCTAGACAACATTAAGCAAGGGAAAATATCTACAATAAGCCCACTGCTCCACATACCTCAGTCTTTTTATGTTATGGATCAGGATACCCTTCAAGTAGAGAGGCTCTATAAATTTGAGAGCCTAAAGGAATTAGAAGACGAACTTGAATGGACACTTGGATTTTACAATGTGGGTAACTATGTGGTAGAATCATATATAGAAGACTATACAGATGAGGCAATAGGGATGGTCCAGGATTTTTACAGTTCTGACTTTATAAACTTTGCGTATTCTAAAGATTTTAATCAGACATTGGAGACAAAATGAGAAAGACGCTAGAAGACTTTAACTTTAAAAAGCACAACACATACAACATTAATGAAATAAAAGATTATGTTTCAGACTTTTCTAGTCAGTGGTTGATAGACACATCAAGACAAGACAACTATGATGTTCACAAGGATACTGTCTCATATTTTGTATACAGAGCAAACCTCCAATGGAAAAGTGGCCAAGAGTTTGCCACAAGGCGAGAGTCTGATGACTCTAAGTTGATCGATCTGCTTGAGCCTATAATTAAAAACCTAGAAGAAATTCATGATGGTGTTAGAGGCATGGTTCTATTAATTAAACTAAGGGCCAGAGAAGATATATCAATTCACTTTGACTCTGGAGATTATCTAATGCTATCTAAAAGAAATCATATTCCAATTGTTACATCTGATAATGTTTTCTTTGGTGTTGGAAATGAAAAGATCAGTATGCAGGCTGGAGAGTGTTGGGAAATTAATAACTCAAGACCACATCTTGTAGAAAATAATAGTGATATAGATAGAATTCATTTGCTTATTGACATAATGCCAAACGAGGAGTTAGGAAAAAAATGATTATTCAGATTATAGGACTGCCAGGATCTGGTAAAACAGAACTTGCAAAGGCACTCAAAGAAAGAATTAACGCTATTCATCTTAATGCAGATGAAGTTCGTGCAACTGTAAATTCAGATTTAGGTTTTGCACCAGAGGATAGGCTTGAGCAAGCACGACGTATGGGGGAAATGGCAAGGCTTATTGCTAAGCAAGGAGTTGCACCAGTAATCGTTGACTTTGTATGCCCAACAGATTTAACCCGTGCAGCATTTGGCAAGCCAGATATTTTAATCTATATGGAAACAATTAAAGAAAGTAGATTTGAAGATACTAATAAAATGTTTGAAGTGCCAAGTAATTTTGATATGGCTTTTATTAGTCATGAGTGGGACGCAAACGAAAAAGCAACAGAAATCATTAATCAGTTTGGCCTACATGACTGGTCTGCCCCTACAACTCTTATGCTGGGTAGGTACCAGCCCTGGCACGAGGGACACCACGCCCTTTACAAGGAGGCTGGTAAGAGAACTGACCAAGTACTTCTTGGAGTCCGTAATACCTACAATACAAGCGAGAAAGATCCACTTAAGTTTGATCAGGTAAAAGAATATATTGCCAAGGATGAATTTATGGATGGGGCATTAGTACTAAGACTACCTAACATTACCAATATTGTTTATGGTCGTGATGTAGGATATAAGATTGAACAAGTAGATTTAGGAGCAACGATTCATGCTATCTCGGCTACTGAAAAACGTAAAGAAATGGGTATATAAAGTCTGGAACTTGATAACCAAGCCAAACAACATGGAGTGGCCTTCATGAATGTATCTAAACAAAGATCAGCACTCAAGGCTATCACATGGCGTGTTATTGGCACAGCAGATACATTTGTTATCTCTTGGGTAATAACAAAAGAACCTGTAACGGCAGGGGCTATTGCAAGTTTCGAGGTAGTTACAAAAACAATCCTTTATTATTTCCATGAGCGTGGTTGGAATAAAGTTAAATGGGGTAGAAAGTAATGACAAAGAAGATAGTCGTTGTTGGTGGAGGAACTGCTGGTTGGCTTACTGCACTTAAAGCAAAACGATCATATCCAGACTTAGACATAACAGTAATTGAGTCAAAGGATATAGGAATCTTGGGTGCAGGAGAAGGATCAACCCCATACCTTGCAGACTTTTTTGACCATTTAGGCATACCTCTTTCTGATCTGATAAAAAACTGTGACGCAACCATTAAGAATGGAATTAAGTTTACAAACTGGAATAACGATGGAGAATTTTATTACCATGGATTTTCCACAACTGATAGATCTTTAGGGTTTGAGGCCGTATCTGATAAGTATCTTTCTAGTAGCCCACTAATTACTGCAAGCATTGCGTTAAACGATAGCGTAAAGAAAATAGATTTTACAGAAAAAATTTCAGAAGCCAAGAAGGTTCCTTTTATTTTAGAAGCCAGCAAGAGAGATTTTGGGTTTGTTGCTAACAAAGACCCTATTAATGATTACAAAAAAATAGGAAATATTTCTCTACATTTTAATGCAACTAAACTAGCAGATAGACTAAAAGAAATAGGGTCAGAAAGAGGAATTAGACTAGTTGATGGCACAATAAAAGATGTCCTGCTAGATGAAAAAGATTATGTAAAGAGTTTGGTCCTAGACAGCAACGAGAAGATCAATTGTGATTTTGTTTTTGATTGTAGCGGATTCCATAGACTAATCATTGGCAAAGTCTATAATCCGAAGTGGAAAAGTTATAAAGACTTTCTTCCAGTTGATTCTGCCCTACCATTCTTTATTGATATGGAAGATAAAATTCCGTCTTACACAGAAGCAATTGCAATGAAGTATGGATGGATGTGGAAGATACCACTTCAGAGTAGATTTGGTTGTGGGTATGTATATGATTCATCTTTGATCTCTGAAGAAGAGGCAGCAAAAGAGATAGAGGAGTTCTTGGGCTACGAGCCAACATACCCAAGAAAAGATAAGGGTGGCTTTAAGTTTAGTGCGGGATGCTATGAAGAGCCATGGGTTAACAACTGTGTAGCAGTAGGTCTTGCAGCAAACTTTGTTGAGCCACTTGAAGCAACCTCTATTTGGGTTAGCATTGTAGAGTTGACACAGATATTTGATAACCCACTATGGCTATTTGGAAATTCAAAAGAAGTTAGAGAAGAGTTTAACAAAAACATAGTTAATATGAACAACAATATTTCTGACTTTATCTATTTCCATTATATGACATTAAGAAATGATACAGCATTTTGGGAAAAATTTTCATACGAGAATGCACCGAAAGATTTGCAGGAAAAGATTGATAAGTGGAAAGTAAGACTTCCAAATAGGTTTGACTCTGGAGAACATTGGTCATCAAACAGTTGGACCTTTGTGGGGTCTGCACATAAGACAATCAATAAAGATATTGCAAAAACTTATATTGAAAATTCTGCGGACTATAAAAAGGGTGTTGACATGTATGATTATTACAAAAAATATCAAGACTACAAGGTGTCAGAATGTACAGACCACAGACAGTTTTTAGAGGGATTAAAATGAGGCAGAAGCCAGAATGGATGATAGCATTAAGCGGAATGCTCAACAGGAAGTACTGGAACAGACCAAACACCGTTGAGTTCTTTGCATTCGTTGCCAAGGCAGTAATCATTATTCCAGGTCTTTTGTTCAACAAGCAGATCTGGTGGCTTTACATTTTTGCGCTGGTATCAAGTCTAATGCTGATATGGTCATCTACAGTAAAGACAATACCAACATTGATCTGGTTCAATATAATCTGGTCATTGCTTGCAATAACTGCTATAATTAAGTATTGGGTCTGAGGAGGCTTGTATGTTTGAATACTATGTAAGGAAAGTAACAAAGGTCGTTGATGGAGATACCATCGATGTCGATATTGATTTAGGGTTTGATATTTCTTTTAGTTCAAGAGTCAGACTGGCTGGTATTGATACCCCTGAGTCTCGCACAACAGATAAGGCTGAAAAGGCTTTAGGACTGGAAGCAAAGGCTTATTTGAAGCATGCTATTGACAGTGCCAAGACTGTAGTTATCAAGACTGAGAAGATGGATTCATCTGAAAAATATGGTCGCATCCTTGGTTGGGTGTATCTTGATGGAGACACTGTTTCTCTCAATGATAAGATGATCAATGATGGACATGCTTGGGGATATATGGGAGAGACAAAGGTCAAAGATTTTGACGCTTTGAAGAAGGCAAGAGCAAAGTCAGGAAAATAAAATGGGACTTCAAGAAGAAGCAATGCTTGAACACCTCATGCTTCAAGGTGCTGTAGAATTTCAGGGCATTGATGATCTAACTGGTGAAATGATGTATAGCATAACAGATAAACTAAAAGAGGTAAGTCCAGAAATTTACGAACAACTAAAAGATCAGTACGAGCACCACATGTTTCAACTAATTGATCAGGGCCCAACAAGGATGACTTGGAGGGTTAGAATTTGAGTTACGAAGATGAAGAGATAGAAAGACTTATACTTCTTGGAGCACTTGAGCCATCAGGTTTAGACGAAGAAACTGGAGAGTTCTTATATAACTTTACAGATAAACTTTCAGAAGCAAACCCAGAACTCTATAAAGATATTTCCTTATACTTTTATAATGAGACAATGTATCTCTGGAGCCATGGGTTTATTGATATGGATATAACATCTTCAAATCCATTAGTGAAACTAGGACATAAAGCCTTAGATTTAGATGCAGTTAATAAATTAGACAAGAACCAGAAAAGAGTTTTTGAAGAAATTTCAAGAGTTCTTTCAGAAAAAAAGTGATACAATGATTGTTTGGAGGACCTATGAATAACATTTTTGGTGCTGCAGGTGTAACTTTGGCTGTACTGTTGTTCTTATTTGCTTACATGGTCCTCAGTAGGCCTAAAGACAACGAGGAAACCTTTATTGTTAGCCAGTCAATGATTCTTCATAGATATGTTCAAAACAAACAGTATGGAAAAAATCTTAAGATTAAGACACAATCAAGAAAATATCACGAAAAAATGAATATTAAAGTAATTATTGTTGATCAAAATGCCTACTGGGTTAAAGACAATATTTTTTATACAGCACCTATGATCAACGAGCACATAGACAATGACATGGCTAAAGAAGTTGACACAATAAGTATGGATAAGGTACAATTAGAACAGATGCTTTTTATAATGGATAAACTAAGAGAAGGAATTGACAATGATAGTAGGAGTTCAGGGGACGAGTAGTTTTAATAACTACAACGTTTTTCTTAGGGCAATGGCTGTTGCTTTGTCTGAATTAACAAATGAAGAAAAAGAGTTTTACTTATACTCTGCTGGTCCAGGAAACATTAGTGAAATGGCAATGGAGTTTGTAAATTTATCTGAAAGAGGTATGAAGTCTAGAGGTAAGTCAATAAAATTGTTTAGGGTTACACCTGAATGGATTGAAGAAAATATAAATAGTTTTAACCACTTTGCTTTTGTATCAAATCCAAAAGAAAAAGTTTCTAACATAGTTAACTTATCAAAATCAAAAAACATAAATACTAACGTATACAATTTTTAAGGAGTATATAAAATGATATCAATTAGTTCTCTTGAAAAAATGGAAGCGATTGTTTCCAAGAACAGCAACCTATCCTGGGATGGATGGGATGTTGTAGAGATGACAAGGTCAGATAAGGCCTTTACGTCAAAGCAGGGAGCATTAAAAAATAATGCTTGGCACTTAAAAAAGATCTTTGTCGTTTCTAGAACTGGATGGGAAATACCTGACAAGTATGTAAGATAACATGAATAAGTTTAAATGGAAAGACAATGCTGCATGCCTTGATTATGATACAAATGTATTTTTTGATAAGTATGAAGAAGATGAACTATTAAGACCTGCCGTAGACTTAATGTGCTCAGCATGCCCTGTAAGAAAAGATTGTTTTTCTGTGGGAATTTCTGGAAAAGAATGGGGTGTCTGGGGTGGAGTATACTTGGAAAATGGGGAAATATCAAAAGAGTTTTCTAGCCACAAGACAAAAAATGATTGGGGAATAACATGGCAATCCTTAACTTTGGAGTAATATGTATACAGACCAAATGAAAAGAGCGTTTAGATCACTTACTGCTCCTAAAAATTTTTCTTTGCAGATTGTAGATAATGATAACTTCTTAACTGTAAAGGCTAAAGAAAAAGACTTTATGTCTCTTGAAACTGTTGAACTTAAAAGAGAGGCTATAGAGTATATGATTCGTGTAAAGAAGGCTCTTGAAGATAATGGAGCAATAGTTCTTCTCGTTAGAGAAGGTGGAAAAGAATTATGATTCAGACAATATTATTGGTTATACTATCAGTCTTATCCACAGCATTTGCTTTTCTTTTTTACATTCAAAAGAAAAAAAATATACAAATAATTGCTCAGACAATTGAATTTCTTATGTTACAAGAAGCCCAACAAAATCAAAACAAAACAGATAAAGAAAAATCTAATGAGGATTTTTTAAAATTTGTTTCAGATTCTCGTGATTGGGCTTACCAGTATATCGAAGACGTCCAGGCTGGCCTTAAAGAGTTTGTTGATGAGGTGGGGCCACAGATCGAATACTATAACGAGTATGGGGCCTCAGTTGAGGGCATGATTGCCCCTCATGACTTTGCTTTAAAAAAAATCTCTTCAGAATTTAAAAAATTAAAAACCCTGTTGCCAGAAGACTATGATAGAATAGAATAATGATACAGTTAAAAAGCACACAAAATATTAATTTATTTGTTTGCGAGGAAGAGTTTTGTGAGGAAGAAAGTACCCGTGTTTGGGCAAATTCTCAAACAAGAATAGTCGATTTATGTGACTATCATTATAGCAAGGCAACAGAATGAAATTTTATTATTTTGGCGGAGTAATGGGGAACACTGAAGATCCAAAAGATCCATCTAACTTAGACAAAAACAATTTTTCTGGAGTAATGTTTACACATGATATTCCAGAAGGAGACATGTTTATAAAGACAGCAAAAGATATAGAAAAAGGCGAACGCATCAAATACTTGGTTGCAATTCGTCCATACACGATATCTCCTCAATACCTTTCTATGATCAATAGATCTATGGATAGGATAGATAGAGGCAGACTTCAGATTAACTTAATCTCTGGATATATAAAAGATCATGAAGATGGTGTTGGTGGTGTTGTTGGAGATATCAATGATAATTCTAGCGCTCTTGATAGATCAAACTATATGATAGAGTTTCTTAAAGTATTAAATGAAATGGACCAAGATAAAGATTCTCCAGGATACTGGCGTGATCCAAACCACACAAACAAATTAGATGTTTATGTGTCAACAACAAACAGTTATGTCTTTGAGGCAGCAAAAAAATATGGTCATAAAATTATTTTGCCATATCACATATATGCTCGTAGAGCATGGTCAGATTTCTTAAAGCATCGGTCTTTGTCAATCCCACTTGAGTTGGAGGGTATGGAAGTAATGATTGCAATTACTCCAGTTATTAGAAAAACAGAAGAAGAACTTGATTTATTAACAAACCATGTTGTCAGGCCCGTGTGGAAAAAAGGAGAGATCCCCCAGCCTGTTCTTGATACTGCCTATCTTACATATGAGCAGTTTGATGATCTTGTAAAGACTCTTGAGAGTAAAGGCATAAACCATATGCTTATTAATGCGGTACCGTCAGAAGAAGTAAACGTAATAGTTCCATTTATTAAACAATATGTAGAGGAAAATAAAAAATGAAAGATGTGATACTATCAGTATTAACAGGTTTTGGATGTGGTGTAGTATTTGCTGCATTCAAATTGCCAGTCCCAGCACCACCAGTTTTTGCGGGAGTCGCAGGAATTATTGGTCTGTGGATTGGTTTTACAGTACTAACAAAAATAATATCCTAGGAGGAAAATTATGAACGAACAAATCAAAGCAGTACTAGCGTCATACGGAAGATCAGTTCTTGGAGCAGCAACAGCATTGTATGCATCTGGAGTGACAGATCCACAGACACTAGCATACGCACTACTTGGAGCCATTGTGCCCGTAGTGTTGAGAGCAGCCAATCCAGCAGATCCAGCATTCGGCAGAATGCCTTCAGTTGAAGAGGTTGACACAGCAGTTAAGGCTGCTAAGGTGGTAAAGAAGACCGCAAAGAAGGCTCCTGCAAAGAAGTCATCTGGCGGAGGAAAGACTAACCAAGTAAAATAATATAGTATAATTTATACTATTCCGTCATGATACATGCAGTTGCTTTTAGCAACCCTATTGCTGAGTACGGAGGACCAGGGTCATTCCCTGGGGGACCTGAGCAAGTCTATAAAACTGCTCCATTATTCATCTAAAGTTCTTTGTTTGTTTACCGTTTATAACAAAACTTTACACTCTTGTCCTATATACTATAAGTATGAAATTTAAATTCATTGCTTTACCAGTAGCATTAGCCATATTCGCTAATGCTTTTTTTATTACACCATCACACGCTGACAACCTTCAAGGTGCTGGATCCACATTTGCTGCTAACTTTATAGACAGATGCAGGGTCGAATTTATGAAATCAACAGGAGATTCTGTTGTGTACGGACCATCTGGCTCAGGTGCAGGAAAGAATATGTTTACAAATGGAGTAACAGACTTTGCTATGTCAGATGTTCCATACTCATCATCAGAGATTAAACCATCAAAAGAGTTCACCTATGTACCATTAGTTGCAGGTCCAGTTGGAATTATCTACAAACTTGATGGATACAATATTACTCTTAAGATGAGCAGAGATACTTTAGCCAAAGTTTTTGCGGGACAAATAACAGTGTGGAATGATCCACAAATACTAAAAGAAAACATGATAGGAACAAGACTACCTAAGATACCAGCAACAAAGATTAGAGTTGTATATCGCATTGATGGTTCTGGAACTTCAGAGGTTTTTACTTCATACCTTAATGCAGTTTCTCCAACTATATGGAACAAGCCAGGAAATAAAAACTTTGTTACTGCATTCCCTGGAGATATAACAAAAGTATATATGACCAGTGCTTCTGGATCTCATGGTATTGCAATGGTACAAGGAACAACAAATGGATCTATTGGATACAATGAGATATCATATGGAAGAGGACTCAAGACAATCTCTGTTGAGAATGAGGCTGGAAGGTTTGTACAG